CTTCACATAGTTGCCGTTCGGCAGGCTGCGGTTGTCGTCCAGCGGCAGCATTTCGGACGGCAGCAACTGAACCTGCAGCGGCACGCTCAGGCCGTCTTCCGGGCGCCGCGCGCGGAAGCGGGCAAAACACTCGCCGGTGTCGAACATTTCGCCGGCAATCGTTGCCTGTTGACCGTAGAGGTCCGTCAGGCCGTCGGCGTCCGCCTCGTCGGTCCACTCAAGCCAGGCCTTTTGCAGTTCTTCCTTGACCGACTTGTCGGCAAACAGGGACGACGGCTTGATGCCGGACCCGGTCAGCGCCGACACATAGACCTGCTTCGCCTGCGCCGCGTAGGGATTGTTCTGCGACAGGTACCGCGAGCGCGCGACGACGGTGCGGCCGTAACTGCGAATTTGCCGGTTGATTTCCTGCGTCGAGGTCGTGAAGCCCTTCAGGCGCCGGCCCGATTGCCCGGCATCAAACGCCTGCGGCTTCGGCTTCTGCGGAACACCGCCCAGGGACGTTGACGCCGTCCAGGCCTTGCGGCCGGCCTTGACCCGGAAACGCGGTTTTGCAGTCGCCATGGATCAGAGCCCCTTTCCGGACTGAAACGCGAAATGCGTCCGGACCCTCGTCTCGCCGTTAAGGGTGGCGATTTCCTTTTTCAGGTCCTGAATGATCACGTCCATATCCTTCAGCGACCGAAACGTCGTCGCCTTGCCGTCATGCTCGACCTTCAGGACGCCGGCGCGCTTCGCCTTCTTGAGGGCTGTCAGTTGCGCTTCGAGCGATTCAACAGTTTCCGGCATAGTCCGACCTCACCCCATCCAACCGCTGCGACGGCCCCGCGGACGCGGTGTGGATCGAGGTTCGACCCTTGCCGGCGGCTCCGCGTTGTCCGACGTTTCTGATTCCGGTTCCTCGTTGGAAATCGCGGCCTCGATCGGCACCGCGTAATCGTTGCTGTCCATCGGCAGTGCCCAGGACGGCGTGCGCTTTTCCCAGAAGCTTTCCGCCTTCAGGACGATCGCCAGCGATTTGCCGTAGACCGCCAGGTCAAGCGCTTCGTTCCGCAGGCCACTCTTGCGGAGACGCCACCCGTCATCGGTCCGCACTTCGGCGGCGAACTCGTCGAAGATGTTGTCCGGCAGGGTTTCCGGCAGATGGTACTTGCCCGGTCCCGGCTCCTTGCGCGTGAGCGACATGATCACCTCGTCCTTGAGGGGATCCGTGCCGGTCTGAACGATCATCAGGTCGGTCTTGCGCCGGCGCTTGGAGCCTTGCACCTTCTCCGGGCTCTTGTAGACCGCGCGCTCGACGTCGGGGCCGCCCCGGCCGCGCTGGATGTAGCAGCGGTCCTTGTTGCCGTGCTTCCGGTTGCTGCGCCACCAGTGATACGCATGATCCGTCGTTCCCTTGGCGCCGTGCAGGTCGACGATGATGGCGCGCGGCAGAAGCGCAAAACCCGTTCCCGCCACGGGATAGGACTTTGTCAGCAGCGCGGTCAGAACCTTCCAGTCCTCATAGTAACGCGCCGTGTCGATCGCCCGCTCGCCGGCGCCCGGCGCGTCTTCCGGTGGCTCGTGGATGTCGAAACGGTCGATCAGCCAGCGCTCCAGGCCGACGCCCCAGGCATCGACCTGCACGACAAAGCGGTTCGGCTGGACGTCCGCCTGCACCGTGATGAACCGCGTTGCACCCGGCGCAATCTTCATCGGATAGGGTTCGGCCAGCGCCTTCAGCGTTTCGGCCGACAGCGCCTCGCCAAGTTCCCGCACCCGCGGGCGATAGGGGCGGCCTTGGTCCTGAAAGACCGTTGTCTTCAGGTCCTTGTCGCTGTTGGTCTTGGCGAGCGTCTGCAGCGCCTGTTCATTGACCCGCACAAGCTCGGCCCAGGTCTGCAGGGCGGCCGCCGGTCCCTCCATGGCGTAGGAAACGACGTCTGTGTCGCGCACGTCCTCGTCGTCGATCGGGACGACGCTTTGCCCGTCGCCGGTCTCGTGCAGCCAGAACCCGTCCCGGTTCAGGTCGTGCTTGCGGTCCGGACCGATGCAGCAGCCGTTCGGGCAGACCATTTCGACCGTGCGGGCGCTTTCGCCGGGCGTTGCCTTGCGCTCGTAATGCAGCCGCTCGAACAACGGCCGGAAAGGGTCGTGGCAGTGCGGGCAGGTCCAGTACCACCCGCCGCGCGTGCCGGTGTTGTAGATCGGCACGATACCGCCGTCGCAAGGCGGCATTTCGTGCAGGGTGCCCGGTTCGAAGTCGTCGACGGTCACCACGAATCCGGGCGACGATTCGGCGATGACCATGCCCTGACTGCCGGCGTGCTGGACGCGCTTCAGCGCCAGGAGAAACGGCGCCCCCTCGCCGTCGACGTCTTCCGTCATGCGGTCCAGGTCGGTCAGGATGACGTCGAAATACTCGTTCTGCGAAAAGTAGCCGATGACCGGCCAGCGGATTTGCAGGTTCATGTCACCCGCAAAAAGCTTTTCGTGGATGTTGTCCGCGCCGCGTCCGGACATCTGCTTGCCGCCCAGGCCCGGGTTGTCCCGCAGCATCGGCGCCAGTTTGCGCTCGGAAAACTGCTTGGCCGTGTCCTTGGTCGAGCAGACGACCAGCATGTCGCGCGGGTTGCAGTCGATGCGGTGCCCGATCGTGTTCAGCACCAGGCTTTCCGACTTCACCGTGCGCGCCGGGCCGCAGAAGGCGCAGGCCCGGTATCGCCGCGACGTCGCCATCCGCGACGGCTCGGTCATGTAGGGCGCGAAATCGTTGCGCCACCTCTGCAGCCCCGACGCCGTCGAAACCTTGCGGTTTTCCTCCGCCCAGCTTGCGACGTCGATGCGGCGGTTCGGGTTCAGGACCCGCAGCGCCGGCTGGATGGCGTCCCGCCACGGATCCGCGAATTGCGGGGTCGGCAAGTCCGGAAGAAACCGCCTCCAGGCCTGCGCGTCATGCATCGAAGAGGTCCCGCTTTTCCTCGACGGCTTCCTTTACGGGACGGTTCTGCCAGTACCGTTCGATCGCGTCGCGGCACTTCACGACCAGCGTATCGCAGATGTCGACAAGGTCCTGAACCGACTTCGGGTCAAGGGCGTTCTTGCGCTCGATGACGTCCGGCGCCGCGTTCATTTCGTCGCGGATAATCCCGAACGTGATTGCAAAGGCGTCTTGGACCTCCGCCCGCTCCAGCAGTTCGTTGCGCTGTTTCTGAAAGCGCTCGTGCTCGATCTGGACGGAATAGATTTCCTTGCGCGACTTCGGGTCGAGCGCTTCGATGGAATCGCCGGAGGATCCGCCGACCAGGTGCAGGCGCATCTTGGCGGCCATTTCGTTCGCGAAGTCGACCCGCTGGTCCTCTTCCGCCTTGTAGGCCTGCCGCCAGGCCCAGCAGGCGGAAAGCTGAAGCTGGTAGGCACTGCCCTGCCCGCCGACGACGAGCGCCGGCATCCCCTTGTTGAGCCAACTGGTGATCGAGTTCAGCGTCGTGTTGAGCGCGTAGGCCAGTTGCTCGCGCGTCATCACGCAATCCTGCATGCCTTCGGGCAGGGGATAGCGCTTGCAAAGCTGCTCGATATCGCTGTCGGTGAGCTCTTTCATGACAATAACAACAACAATGAAAAAACCACCCCGCCCGGGCGACCAAAAACCCGCACGCCAAGCGCTGCCGCCCGACCCGCTTTAGATTTTTCCGCTGGAAGGACCCGCGTGTTTCACGCGCTGGCCGTGAAACAGGTCGAGGCGATGGGGCCGACGGGTCGATGTGCGAAAGGCCCGCATCGCTGCGGGCCTTCAGGGTTTTCCGTTCACCGGGGTCGGTCGCTATGCGTTTGCCATAGGAACCCTTCGCGCCGACACTGCACCCGACAGAGGGGCGGCTTACGTGTGGCCGGGTTCCTGCCCCGGTCGCCTATTAGCGTCTGGTCGTTGCCAGCATCAGGCCCGGGGGATTCAGAGAGTCGTCCTGCCGAATCTGCTACGCCGAAAGCTTGACCTCGTCAACCTCCAGTTCCACCGGAGTCTGGCGGCCGAAGATGTCGACGCCGCCGCGGATCTTGCCGCGCCGCTCGTCATACTGTTCGACCGTCAGCTTGAAGCCGCAGAACACGCCGGCGACGATCTTGACGCGGTCACCGATCTTGAATAGGTCGCCGTCGCTGACCTTCCTGCCGCTCAGCATACGCCGCATGAGCGGGCAAAGGTCGTCGATCGGGAAGAGCACCGGCGCCTCGTTTTCGTCTGCCTTTACAATACCTTCGACGCCGTCGCAGTCGGTCACCATGGCGAAGGACTGGCACTGCAGAGGGTCAAGCCCGGCGAAGATGTAACGCGGAAAGACCGGTTTGCGGACGGTGAACTT